TCTTCGGCGACCTCCCCGACATCGACTTCACCACCGCGGTCGGCCGGGCCAACATCCAGATGCTCTCGATGTTCGCCGAGTTCGAACGCCGCTGCATCGGCGACCGGACCCGGGCGGCGCTGGCGATCCTCAAGCGGGACGGCATCCGGCTGGGGGCGAGCAACCCGAAGTGCAAGGCCCTCACCGCGGAGGCGAGGGAGCGGGGGGCCAGGGCCTCGGCCGAGAAGAGCAAGGCCAGGGCCGTCGACGAGCAGAGCGACATCGCCGCGATCGCCTCGGAGATGAAGGCCAAGGGCCTCTCCCTGGCGAAGATCGCCGCCCACCTCAACGCCGAGGGCTATCCGACCCGCGAGGGCAAGGAAACCGACCCCGAGACCGGCAAGGGCGGTTGGCAAGCGGTGCAGGTCAAGCGGATCCTCGACCGCCTCAAGCCGGCCTGACGCCTCAGCCGCGCGTGTACAACGCCCGGACGACGTCCAGCTCTCTCAAGAGTTCCTGCTTCCTCAGCTCGGCCCACCGCTCCCGGCCCGGATGGTCCAAAGCGGGTGCGGCCGGCGGGACCGCCTCGCCGATGCAGGCCATCCAAAGCTGGAGCACCGCCCTCCGGCCGGCTCCCGGGCGGGCGTGCCGAAGACGTGCACAAAGAAGAGCCTCCGGGGTCGGCCAGGTCCGCCGGCCCGATCGTCCCGCCCTCGGTCGCCGCGCCCTCCCTAACAGCGCCAAAACACCGCCACTCCCTTCACCGCGTCCGCCGCGTCCGGCCGAGTGCCCGGAACACGGCGGTCCGCGAGCAGCCGATCTCCCGGGCGATGGCGTACAGCGAGAACCCCCGTCGCGCCAGCTCGCGGATCTTCCGATCCCTCGCCGCGCGGATGGCGTCCCTGTCGCTCATGGCGATGGCCTCCGGGTCGCCCAATACTCGGCGAACCCCGCGGTGCTCTCGCGGGCGTAGTCGCCGGTCACGTCGCCCTGGCCCTGGCCGGAGGGGCACCGCGACCTGTACTCCTTCAGGCGGGCGTCCACCCCGGGCCGCCGGGGGCCCTCCCGCGCGTCCGGCCCACCCTCCCGGGCATAGTTGCCCGCGATGCCCAGCACAAGGCCCCAGCCCCAGTTCTTGACCTTGCCCGCGGCCTTCAGCCGCTCGGCCTCGTCCATCGCCGTGCCGACCCATCCCGGCTCGAAGCAGAAACCGCCCGCCATGGCGATCCGGCGACCCTGGACGATCGCCGTGGCCACCTTGCCCCGGGCCTGGGTTTCGTCCAGGCCGAACAGCGCCCTGGCGCGGGCCTCCATCGCGGCGATCCCGGCCGGGTCGACCGCCTCGATCGGCCTCGCGGCGTCGGGGGCCTCGGGATCCGGGATGGCCCTCCCCTCCGGTCTCAGGGGGATCGAAGCAGGAGACGACGACGACTCCGATTCGCATGCGTGGATGACCGGCGACGCCTCGGATCCCGGGCTAGCTGTCGTCGTCGTCTGGTTTTCTGCTGGGGTTTCCCCTGGAGTTTCCGGACGCGCGGGCTCCTCTATAGGGGCCGGCGCGCACCTACCGCAATTTTGCGGGAGGTGCATCCGCAGATCTGCGGTAGGTGCATCCGCAGTTTTGCGGTAGGTGGACGGCCGGTCGGTTGGGTACGGGATCGTCCGCGGCCGTCCCCTCTGCCCCTCGATGGCGGCCCTGAGCTGCGCCTTCGCCGCCGCGATCTCCGCCGCGGTGGTCGCCACCGGGCCGTCGGTCGGCCGCCGGAGCCAGACGTATCCGCGCCGGCCGACGACGCGGCCGGTGACCGACACGATGGTGTCCCGGATGAGGAATCCCTCGGCCTCGGCCTGTTCCCACAGGCGACCGATGGTGTCGTCCGAGCAGGGCTGCCACGTCCCGTCCTTGCGCCTCCTGCCGAGGATCTCCCGCAGCTCGGTATTCGAGGGCTGGACGCCCCAGGCATGGCCGGGGCCCCAGGGCAGCACGACACCCAGGTCGTCGACCACGGTGAGGAACTCTTTCAGCCGGGGGCTGGTCCGCGATCGGACGAAACTGCGCGGGATGTGGTTGGTCCATCCTTCGTCCCTGGACTGCGTCTGCGTCCCTGCGCGTGCGGCGGTGCTAGACATGGAGGCCCTCCCGGCCGTCATCGGCGCGGGTTGGTGTGATGGATCGGTCGGACTGCTGCCTCCGGTGCGCCAGGATGCTCCTCATGCGGGCGATGCGGGCCGCGCGGCGATCGCGGATGAACGCCGCGACCGCGGCGCCCTGGTCGGCGATGGTGTGCTCGTGGGCGGCCAGGTAGACGACGTGCGGCGGTGTCGGCGCGCACGGGGGACGGGGACCGTCATGGACGGTCGACGCGGACGGCGATATGATCATGGCTGAAGTTCGGCCCTCTCCTACAGGGTTGAACAAGCGTGGGCAGATCGGGCCCAATTCCGATCTGTCACGAATCTCGAAGTCCACCGGGGTTGCAGCCCGGTGGATTTCTTTGCGCGGTCCCAGCGTCCCATCGAACGATGAGAGACGCAAGGGGTCACTGACAGCCATCAACGGAGCCTCGGTAACGGGAGTCGGAGGCCCGCCGGCTCGCGCCGGGGGGCGGACGATGACCGTGACTGTGGGGGCGGCGTCCCGGGTCGTTTCCTGCCACGGTTCGGACCCGGGCGCCGTGTTTATATGGCCGTGCGGCGCGCGGGGCGGCGCGGCCCGTCGTCATCCAGGCCCAGGGCCCGGCAACGCTCGTCGATGAAGTCGCGGAGGATCCACGAGAGGGATCGCCGCTCGTGGTCGGCGAGCCGGTGGGCCCTGCGCTGTTCGTCCGCGCTCAGCGGGATCCGGAACGAGAAGGGGCGCGGGGTACCCGGCTTCGGGTACCGCCGCTTGGCGGTCGTCGACATGATGGTCGCTCCACGCTCGGCGATGACCGGGTCGCGCGGCTGCGCCGGGGCAACCGGGCCCGATCAATCACGACGGTTCGGATGGTCGTCGGTCACGATGTTCAGTTCGAAAAGTCGGCGTGCGCCTGCGGCGCAACCCCATCGCCCGCGGCCGGGCCGCGTCGCGATGGGGCCATCCCCTGTCGGTTTGCTACACACCCCAACACAACCGGACAAAAGGCTGGATCCTCCCTCGAACTGTCCTCGTCCGCTCATCCAGGACGACGGACCGACGATTCCCCGCGGCAGCGTGGAATCGTCGCCGATTATAACCGCCGCTGTGATCAACACCAAGGCGCCGGCGCGGGGATCCCGATCCTCACGCCCCGTAGCCCTCGCCGTTCGATGCCGCCGGCGACGCGCCGCCCGGGTCGGGATACTCCACCTCGACGGGCTTGCGGCGCTTGCGGGCCGCCGAGAGCTTGGCCCTGGTCTCGGGGCTGAACTTCCGGCCCGTGCTGGCCGCGGCGATCTTGGCGCGGGTCTCGGGGCCGAGCTTCCGGCCCCTCTTGGCCGCGGCGATCTTGGCGCGGGCCTCGGGAGTGTGCTTCCAGCCCGCCCGACGCCTGTTGGCCGCGGCGATCTTGGCCCTGGCCTCGGGGCTGGGCTTCCGGCCCTTGTGGGCCGCGGCGATCTTGGCGCGGGTCTCGGGGCCGAGCGTCCGGCCCTTGTGGGCCGCCGAGAGCTTGGCGCGGTGCTCGGGGCTGAACTTCCGGCCCTTCTTGGCCGCGGACATCTTGGCGCGGGTCTCGGGGCTGTGCTTCCAGCCCTTCCTGACCGCCGGCCTCGCATTCGCTGATCTCGCCATGGCCCGACTCCATCGGTGACTCAGGGCGCGTCGCCCTCGCCGTTCGACGCCGCCGGCGACGCGCCGCCCGGGTCGGGATACTCCACCTCGACGGGCTTGCGGCGCTTGTGGGCCGCCGAGAGCTTGGCGCGGTGCTCGGGGCTGAACTTCCGGCCCGTCATGGCCGCGGCGATCTTGGCCCTGGTCTCGGGGGTGTGCGGCCGGCCAGGCCGGCCCTTCCCGGCCGCCGACATCTTGGCCCTGGTCTCGGGGCTGTGCGTCCGGCCTGTGCTGGCCGCGGCGAGCTTGGCCCTGGTCTCGGGACCGACGGCGTGGCCCATCCTGGCCGCGGACATCTTGGCCCGGGTCTCGGGGCTGAGCGGCCGGCCCGGCCGGCCCATCCTGGCCGCGGACATCTTGGCCCTGGTCTCGGGGCTGTGCTTCCGGCCCATCCTGGCCGCGGAGAGCTTGGCCCTGGTCTCGGGGCTGCTGAACCGACGCCTGTTGGCCGCGGCGATCTTGGCCCGAGTCTCGGGGCTGACGACGTGGCCCTTGTGGGCCGCGGCGATCTTGGCCCTGGCCTCGGGGCTGAGCTTCCGGCCCGTGCGGGCCGCCGGCTTCCCATTCGCTGATCTCGCCATGGCCCAACTCCATCGGTGACTCAGGGCGCGTCGCCCTCGCCGTTCGACGCCGCCGGCGACGCGCCGCCCGGGTCGGGATACTCGACCTCGACGGGCTTGCGGCCCTTGCGGGCCGCCGAGAGCTTGGCCCTGGTCTCGGGGCTGGGCGTCCGGCCCTTGTGGGCCGCGGACATCTTGGCGCGGGTCTCGGGGCTGGGCGTCCGGCCCTTGTGGGCCGCGGACATCTTGGCGCGGGTCTCGGGGCTGGGCGTCCGGCCCTTGTGGGCCGCGGCGATCCTGGCGCGGGTCTCGGGGCTGGGCGTCCGGCCCTTGTGGGCCGCGGACATCTTGGCGCGGGCCTCTGGGCTGGGCGTCCGGCCCTTGTGGGCCGCCGAGAGCTTGGCGCGGGTCTCGGGGCTGGGCGTCCGGCCCTTATTGGCCGCGGAGATCCTGGCGCGGGTCTCGGGGCTGACGGCGTGGCCCTTGTGGGCCGCGGACATCTTGGCGCGGTGCTCGGGGCCGAGCGGCCGGCCCTTCCTGGCCGCGGCGATCCTGGCGCGGGTCTCGGGGCTGACGGCGTGGCCCTTCCTGGCCGCGGAGATCCTGGCGCGGGCCTCGGGGCTGAGCTTTTGGCCCTTCTTGGCCGCCGATATCTTGGCCCTGGCCTCGGGGCTGACGGCGTGGCCCCTCATGGCCTCGGAGAGCTTGGCCCTGGCCTCGGGGCTGAGCGTCCGGCCCTTGCTGGCCGCCGGCTTCCCATTCGATGACTTCGCCGTGGCCATAACCGAGCCCTCAACGCTCCGGCGCCTCGGGGCTGTAGCCCTCGCCCTTGGCGAACTGGACGACGGCCAGGTCGATCACCTTGGCGACGTCGAGCCGGCAATGCCGCGCGAGGCCATCGATCCAATCCTTCCACTCCGGGCTGCCCTTGATCGTCACGGCGATCGTCTTCCGCCCGGCCGCCGGCGCCGATCGCGCCGCCTTCCTCTTGGGTCTTGCCATCACCGCCGGCCCCATGTCAGTTCCCCTTTCTTTCCCGCCGCACGCCAGACCCAGGATATTCCACGCCGGGCAATTCTACGATACCCGTGTCCATTGGTCTAGACCCATTCAGGAAACCTATTGACTTGGTCTATACCCTTGGTATAATCCTGGTGCTGGGTCGATGGTCGGCCCGGCGCATGAAAAAGGCCGGTCGCGTGCTGATGACACGCGGCCGGCCGGTGATCCGCCCCAGTCCTTCAGAGAAGGAGTCAGATCATGAGTAGTGTAGCACGCGCGTCCATCCCCCTCCACGTCAGCCCGTCGGTCCGCAAGGCCCTCGGCGAGCTCGCCACGCTCCTCCGGGATTACCACTACTCGGAGCATGCGGTCGGCCGCATCGTCGCCCACACGGCCCGCGAGGGAACTCCTACGGGGTGTCCCGAACTCGACCGCGAGGACGAGCAGGACGCCTCCGAAGTGTTCGTGGCCGAGCTCGAGCCCGTGGGCCTCGACAGCCCGGCCTGGGACGTCGACGCCGGCGCGGTGTACCTCGACGTGGACCTGATCGTCCGCGGCGAGCATCCGTTCCCGATCGACCCCGACGCCGACGACACGGGCGAGTTCCCGCCGTCCCCCCTCGAGGCGATCGCCGCGGCGTTGCCGCCGGTCGCGGGCGGGTCGCCCGAGGCGGAGCGCTACGAACCGACCCCCGAAGACCTCGCGGACCTGGCGCGGTGGAGCGAGGACCTCGAGCGCCGCCGCAACGCGGCGGAGGGCCGCTCGGGCGCCCACGACGCCGCCACGCTCGAGCGGATCCACCGGGCCCTCTACGGCCGGTCCGAGCCGTTCCACGCCTAGCCGTCACGGACGACATATACTGAACGGCCCCGGCCGGAGCGACCCGGCCGGGGCCTCGTCATTTCGAAGCGGACGAAAGGAGTCCCCCCATGACACTGCATCGGCTCGAAGTCGGCAAGCCCTACGACCCGCGCCGCCACACCTGGCCCGAGGCGGCGGATTACAACTACCGGTCGGGCGAGCACGAGCTCCGGCTGTTCGTGACGGACCCCACCCCGAAGGAGGTCGCGGCCGTCGAGTCCGGCCCGGTCGAGTTCGGGATGATGGTCGAGCCCGAGGGGCTGTTCCTCGTGACGCGGTTCGGCCGCGCGCTGTCGTTCGACACCTCGTATCAGTGGCACCGCGCGCCGGGCGGCCGGGTGCTCCCCCCGCCGACGGAGGAGACGTCGCCGGCGCTGCGGGCCCTGCTGGCGATCATCCTCGTGGACGCCGCCACGGGCGTCGTGCGCGTGCTGCGCGCCGTCACCTACTCGCCGGAGTTCACCCGGGCCATCCACCGCGCCATCGCCGGCCAGGCGGCGTCGCCCTTCGACGCCGGCGCGCACGACCGGTGGGCGGACAGGCTGCTCCGGTCGACCCCGGATCAGCTCTGGGAGCGGACCACGGTGCGATGCCGCGGCGGGGACTGATCGGGCCCGCGGCCGTCTCCTTTTCCTGGCGCGTTCCCGTGGTATGATGCCGGCGTAGGACGTCCCGAGGTGCGGGGTCAGGAGTTGCAAATCCTCCCCAGGCGATCCGGGCCGGATGGTCCAGGGCGGCGCGCCGGGGCCCCCGCACCCGGGGCGCGCCGTTGCGCCGTCCGCTTGCGCCAGGAGACGAGACGATGGCGACGACGCTGGTGGAGAAGGCCCGCAAGCTGGGCCGGGCCGAGGCCGCCGTTTACCGGCAGGAGTTCGGTGTCGACCCAGCCCGCGACGCCGACCCCGACGGGATGGTCGAGGGCGTATGGGAGTGCGAGGCGAAGGTGCTGATGCAGGACGCCGGGATGACCGAGGCGGAACACGACGCCTGCAAGGCCGCCTTCCGCGCCGCATTGCTCGGCGACTGACCCGCCCCGACCCCCGTCACCGGGGGGCGGTCCGGAGAGCCTTCGATGTCCCAGGTCTTGTGAGCGAGGGGGGGATTCCCGTGAGTAGCGAGTCGGATCTGCGGCGGCTGATCCGGGATGCGTTCGACGGGAGGACCACGTTCTACGACCATGCCACGGGGGGCACCCAGTGCCTCGAGTGTGGCCTCGTCTGGACCTTCCCGCCCCCCGATCCGGAACAGCCCTGCCCCCGGTGCAAGCCGGAGGCGAGCCGGGTCTATCAGGAGATCCACCACGCCCCGGAGGCGGAGGCCCGCTGATATCATCGGGGCCCGCGGTCGCCCAGCTCCTCCGGCCAGAACTCCCGCCCGACCACGATCCATCGCCCTGGCACCTCGACGCCGTGGACGATCAGCCGCCAGCGGTGCACGCCGCCCACGACCCAGCCGCAGCCCAGGGCCATCCCGATCGGCGTGTGGTCGTCGCGCGAGCCCAGGACGGCGATGGCGTGGTGGCCGTGCTTCCAGAGGATGGGGCCCGTCTGGGGGCCCACGTCGGCGTAGTAGGACATGGCCGGCGCCTCCCCTCCCCCGCCCCCATCGTATCGGGGGGCGCGGCGTCACGACCGCGCCCCTCGATACGGCCGGGATCCGTCACGCGGCTTTCCCGGCCTTATCCTTTGGCTCGCCCCCCTCCTCTTGCCGATCATCACTGTCACCTGAATCGGAGGACATCGCCTTGTCGAAACAGACGACGGTCTTCAGCTCCTCCTTGAGGATGCTGGCCGCATACGTCGAGCGGTCCACGCCACGCAGGTTCGCGGCGACGATGAGCTTGGTGTGGGTGTCTGCGTCGAGGACCACGGTGGTCTTCACGGGCGGGCGGGAAGACGGATTCGTCTGGTTTTTCTGAGTGCGTTGCTTGCTCACGGCATCACCCCGGTTACGGCAGCGAGAGCGGCCGCAAAAGACAGGCGGGCGGGATCGGATGAGAGACGCACTCACCCGGTCTCCGCCCGCTTTTCCTTTTCGGCCGTCCGCCCGTCCGCACTCGCGGAAGTTCCGCGAGCTCCAACCGAGGGGCGATGTCCCGCATCGGTCCGGCAGGCTCGAGCGGTGCAGGGGGGTCCTGTCGCCGGCGACGTCGCCGGTCGGGCCGCCGATCACCAATTTCGTCACCCGGCTCCGATGCGGTAGACTGCCCCGGTTGTACGCCTCCGTACAGACAATCGGGGTCGATCCGCATGGGCCGGACGCGCAAGAATTACCGCCTCTCCGACTGCACCGTCACCGTCATCCGTGCCATCGCCGCGGCGCGCGAGGGCCTGACCGAGACGAGGGTCGTCGAGAACGCGGTCGACCTCTACGGCCGCAAGGTGCTCGGCCGCCGGATGGCCGATCTGGTGCCGCCCAGGGTCCGCCCGGGGCGACGCCGCCGGTCAACCTGACGATCGGCAGGTTGTTGGGGCGTGAGTAGCAATGGAACAGATTACCTAAATCGGAGGAGTTCTCGGCCATGACAAGGCTCCCCATCGGGCTACTCAGTGCTTCAACCGTCCTGGCGGCGTCGTGCGTGGTACTCGGCGGCCGGTTCATCCTCCACCATACCCCGGAGTGTTTGTTACCCGGCGCGGTCCTCGCCGTCGGCGGGGTCGTGGCCCTCTCCGTGTGCACCGTCGCACTCGCCCTCTGGGTTAGACTGGGCGGGAAAGCCTGAACCAGTCGTCCTACCGGCTTCCGGTCTTCTGGGTTCTAGCCACCGGCCTATTCCGGTTTTCTACTCCATTACTACTCACACCCCTTGTTCTCCAGCATCCTGTCGATCAGCAGGATTTCTCCTGCATCTCACCCGGCCGGCTTCGGCCAGGTCGGGGCGTGCGTCATCGGCGACGCGGCCACGCTGCCGGTCGGAACATGCTGCCCAGCGGGATGACGCCGTTCGGCCTCCGCCTCGACCCCTCCCGCCCGCCACCGGACAGGCCCAAGACGGGAGGGGGCCGTCTCTCCCTGTGGTGCCCATTGACACGCACCCGGCAGTCTATCGACACGTATCGGTGCGTGCCAGTGGTTAGCGGGAGGAAATCGCGGGGACGGGATCAGCCGGCGTCGACTGGGGCGCAGGGCCGGCCGGCCAGGGCGTCCTCGACGCCCCGCCAACACGCCGGGCCGAGCGGCTTGCCGCCGAGCTCCTCGATGACGTGCACGGACCACCGGATCGCGTCAGGGTGCACGCCCCCGCGCAGGCACTTCCGGGCGTGGTCGTGGCCGATCCGGTAGGCCAGCTCGTTGTTGTCCATGGTGATGGGACCTCCGCGATGGGAGGGGGGTGATGGGGTCGTTTCACGAGGGGGAGCCGTCGCCGTCGGGGGAGTCGCCGTAGGCGTCTCGCGCCCGGCGCTCCGCCTCGTAGAGTTCGCCCCGGCGCGCCATGTCGGCCGCGACCGCCGCGAACGTGGTCATCGCGTCGTTCTCGGCCGGCAGGACGTCCAAACCCCAGATCAACATTCTTACACGCATCGCCTGCATCATGGTATTGAGATAACTCGTGTCGCCGTCGCGTTCGACGATCTCGGTCGTGGTCGTCTCCGCCTTGGGCTCGTCGCCGTCGCCGGGGGCCCGCCGGACGGCCGCCCGTTTCCGCGGGGTCTTCGAGCGGAGGAAGCTGTCGGCGCACTGCCATTCGATCCACTGCAACCGCAACTCCAGGTCGCACTTGATCCCCTGCGACTGGGCGGCGACCCGGGCCAGCATCCGGCCCCTGGCCTTCGTCAAGAGGCGGATCGTCGCGCCCTGCGACAGGCCCAATTGCCGGCCGATCTCGAGCTGGGTGAACCCCTGGGCGACCAGTTCCAGCGCCTGGTCCATGCGGGACCTGTCGCTGTCGTCGCCGTTTCGCTGGGCCATTTCACGTGCTCCGGAGGGGGAGAGGGACGGCGGCCGTGCCCCATGGCCTGGACACCGGCGACGGGGCCGGCCGCGAATCGATCTTCTCGATGTTGTCAGGCGGATTCGTCGGAGTACCGCACGAGCCCGGCCTTGTGCGCCTCGGCGAACAGCCCGCCGTGTTCGCGCATGTAATCCGCATCCGTGGATTCGTCGGGCGAGTGCACCAGGAATCCATTGGCGGCGTGATCGGCACGCCTCTTGTGCACGCGGGCCGCCTTCTCGTGCCCGCGGATCTCGTCGTCATAGCCCTTCTCGACCAGCCGCCGGTGTTCGGGCGGGCCGGCCAGCTCGCCGTTGCTCTCGGCGGCCTTCCGCCTGGCCTTCGCCTTCTCGGCCGCCTCGCTGCTGGTGTGGGCCGCCAGGGCGCTGCGGCGCTCGAAATTCTGGATCTTGCTAGCCAGGTCACACATCTTCGGTGGATTCCTCTCGGGGGGTCGGGGTCAGGGGTTCGCGCTCGATGGCGCCGAGTTGGCGCCTCAAATCGTCGCGGATCGTGGCGAGTTCCTCGGCGTCGCCGAGGACGTCTTCATCGTCGAGGACTTCTTCCAGGCCGTCGAAATCGGGCTCGATGCCGCGAGCCTCGGCCGCGGCGTCGATCCGGCCGATCAGCTCGACGATCGAGTCGACCTGGGCGACGTTGTCGTGCCGCCGGACGGCGGCGAAGAACTGGGCGTCACCGGCGGGCCGGGACATGCTGTCTCCCTTCGGTTGGATGGGTCGGGGCGGATGAGACCGGGCGGACGGGGACCGGACCGGACGGACCGGGGGGCGACCCGACCCGACCCGATCCGATCCGGCCCGCCGCCGGCTTCCCACATCACCACCGACCGAGGACAGGAATCAGGCGCCGATCAGCTCAGAGACCGTCGCCGTTAATGTCGCGTCGTCGCCTCGCAACGTGCCGAGCGCAGAGCTCAGGTCCGGCAGCGGGCCGGCACAGGCCGACTCCAGCGAGGCGATCGCGGCCAGCCCGCCGGAGGTCGCGGCGCCCACCAGCTCGGCGGCAAGGCTGCTCCTCTGGGCTTTGACGGCTGCCATCAGCTCGACGACCTGGCCGTCAAGATTCGCCAACTCCAAGACCAACTCGGCGGCCCGGTTGGTTTCGGGGTCGATCGTCTCCAGCCGTTTCTGGCGGCTAGCCATGTCGCGGCGCAGCGCCGCCAGCCGATCGGCGGCCTCCGACGCCATCGACGGGGCCAGCTTCGCGACGATGGTGTCGGCGCCGCCCGAGTCGGCGATCGCCTGGATGACCGCCCGACACCTCCCGGCGTCGGTCTCGGGGTCCAATCGGCCCAACCGGCTCACGAGGCCCTGACGTTCCTTGAGCAGCCCCTCGCACCGGGCCAGGAAGCCGTCGTGCGAGTGGGCCAGGCCCACCTTGTGGGGCTCGCCCGGGGCCGGCTCGAGGTTGGCGCCGCCGGCCAGGGAATCGCACCAGTGGCGGATTCGGCCCTCGACCTGATCGAGCTCGGACCGGAGCCGCTGGACGATCCGGCTCCGCTCGGCCTTCAGCTCGCTGGCCAGGCGCCAGCGCCGCACCGACCGGACGGCGGTCAGGACGGTCGCCGCGGCCGGCTCCGGCGTCTCGCCGGACCGGACCAGGAGCGCCCGGCGGGCCTTGGCGATCCGGCCGACGGGCTCGAGGAACGCGCCGAAGCCCTCGCGGGCGTCGAGCCGGAAGCGTTCGATCAAATCGGCGACCTGGCCATCCAGGCCCGCGATCCGGGCGCCCAGAGTCGCCTCGGCATCGGGCACGATCTGATTCAGCAGCTTCAGCGCGATGTCGGCGGGGTCGCCGGCGTCGGGGATGACCACCGGCGCGGGCCCGGCGATCGGCAGGGGAACGACGCCGCCCGTCCCGACCGGCGGCAAGGGTCCGGACGGGACGGGGACGTCGACTTGTGTGGACTCGGACATGATGGGTCCTTACGTGGGGAGATGGGAAGTGAAGGGGGCAGGAAATGGTGGGTGCTGACGGAAAACCCCCTCTCCCCGTGGGAAGGTGGGGCTCCCATCCTCTCATACGTCGCCGTCGCGCCCGCGTGATGCGGCCAGCGACCGGGTCATGGCGAGCGAGGACCGGGAGACCCCCACCAGCAGGTTGACCTCCCGCTGGAGCCGCAGGGCCTGGCGCAGGCCCTGGGACGCCTCGGCGACCGCGGACCGCCGACGACTCCTGCGATACACCAGGGCCAGGCAGTGACGGCAACGCCAGGGCACTTCGCCGCCGAGCGCCCGCGTCAGCTCGCGGTCGAGCCGAGGCCGGAATAACCGTCGGACCTCCCGGCGGCAACCTCGGCACCGGAGCCGCCACGTGGGCCCGATCGCCGTCCCGATCCGGACCAGCCCGATCGGCTCGTCGTCCGTCCCGCCCGCGTCCAGCTCGCCGCCGTCCTGGCGGACGGAGACCTGCACCGGCTGCCGCGGGGTGACGAACGAGCCAGGCCAGCCGTCCAGGGCGACCGTCCCCTCGTGCACCCCGGGGGCGAGGTATCCGGCCTCCGCCAACGCCTCGACGCGCAGGATGAGGCAATCCTCGTGATGGATGACGGGCGGCCGGCCGCGGGGGCGCGGTGGATTCATGGTCCGTGGTCCGTTGTTAGTTGTCCGTGGTCCGTTGTCCGTGGTCCGTTGTCCGTTGTGGGGACCCCTGTCGGGGAGTCGGCTAGAGCCCCTCCACCGCGGGGGTTCGGGGGTGCCATCCCCGTGCAACGGACCACGGACCACGGACCACGGACCAGCGACTACTTCACCACCGCATGCGCGGAGGCGTACCCCATCCGGTAGGGGTGGGTGCTGCCGTCGAGCTCGGTCTGGGTCCGCTGCGGGTCGATCGCGAAGAGCTCCACGTAATACTGGCCGGGGAGCAATTGCGTCTGGAAGTGGAACTCCTGGGTGATCCCCTGGCCGGCCACATGCACCGCGGAGCCGATCGGCTCGCGGTCGATGAGGATCCCGCCGTCGTAGGTCTTCACGGTGGCGAACACGCCGAAGTGGACCCGGTCGGGGACGCCGGGGATGACCTCGGACGCCACGCCCTCATAATGGCCGACGACGTGGACGATACCCGGCGGGGCGTCCTTCTGGGCCGTGGCCCCGAATTTCCGGTTGTACACGCCCGGGGGCGCGTCACTCTTCTTGATCTCCGCCCGGGGCGGCTGGGCCTTGGCGTGGAACGTGCGTCCCAGGCCGATCCCCACCGCGCTCGAGGCCGCCACGACGGCGAGGACTTTCACTAGCTTCGACTTGGTCATTGATTCCTCTGGTGAATGGCTCGTTGTTTTGTTGTCCGCTACGCCGCGGCGATCAACTGACCGGCGGGGTGCTGGTCCCGCTGTCCTTCGTGGTGTACGAGAAGACGCCGCTGACGCGGTCGTAGCCGAAAAATCCGGTGACGTCGTAGTTGTAATTCGCGTTGCATCCGCAACTCCAGGTCGGGTCGGCTTCCGTGGTCATCTGGAGCGCGTCCCAGCCGTAGTTCGTCGCGCAGTCATTCGGACCACGGACCACGGACCACGGACCAAAGGTGGAAATGGGGGCAGGGAGGGCGAAAACGGCGCGATTTGGGCGCGATTTCCCCCGATTCTCTACGCACGCGGCGACACTTTGTCCATCAATCCCGGCCGATATCGGCCCCGGCCGGGCTCGCCGCGACGGACGGCCCGGCGCTGTATGTTCATGGAATACAAGTGATTAGGACGGAAATCGGCCGCCGCCGGGACCCGGGACCCGGGCCGAAATGTTTTTCGGCAGCCCCCCGCCGACCGGGATGGGGCCAGATCTCTCGGGCCGGGGGGCGGCGCCGATCTCGGGTGACCCCCTCTGGCGTGTACAAACGATCACTAAAAGGGCGTTACACCCACTGGATCGGTTGCCCCTTGGACTGTTATACTGTCCGGAGCATGTGAACCAAAGTGAACGCGGAGGATGCGGCGGATGGGCAAGCACCGGCCGACGAAGATCGTGGGGTATCTCCGCACCAGCACGGACGACCAGCTCCTGGGCATCAAGGCGCAGGAGGCGCGGCTCGCGGAGATCGCCGGGGAGAAGGGGTGCGCGATCGATCGCACCTACACCGAGCACGAGTCCGGCGGCGACAACGCCCGGGGCGAGCTCGATCAGGCCATCCGGCGGGCGCGCCGGATGAAAGCCTACCTCGTGGTTGCCAAGCTGGACCGGCTTTCCCGCGACCAGCAATTCCTGATGCGGCTGGTCGACGGCAACGTGCCGATCATCTTCGGCGACCTCCCCGACATCGACTTCACCACCGCGGTCGGCCGGGC